GAAAGAGGGAGGGGAGATGCCCGCCCCCCAATGCATTAAATCTCCCCGAAAGCATTTATTTAAAGTGGTTTAATATAAAACAGCAGGTGAGAGGGTGTTTTTTAGCGTAATGTCTGGTTATTCGTACAAATACCGCCGTGCCCGTGAGGTACTCCTTTTAGGTAACCCTATTTGTGCGTATTGTAAGGTTAAGCGTGCTGATACCGCTGACCATGTACCGCCGTTGTCGGCGTTTCCTGCACCGGAATTGTGGCAAGGTGATTTGGTTGCTTGTTGTAAGGGGTGCAATAGTCGAATGGGTGCTAAGATCGTGAACGATAAACGCAGAAAGCATAAAAGGTCTAGGGAATGGTAAAGATACCGCAGGCACGACATAGAGAAGCCGCCGAAATAGTACTGGCGACAGTACCGCAGGCAAACGCCAGTTTGTGCGTAGCGTTACGAGCTATAGCTGACGCGTGGGACAATGTAGAAAACGGCAACTACGACCCGAAACTTATCACAGGATTATCGGTGCAGTTGTTTAAGTGTCTAGACAGGTTAGGCATAGAAGCCGATCATGATGTTTGGGAAGACTTAAGCAGAGAGCTAACGCGCTGATGTCGTATAAGTGTGAGATGTGCGATAATTGGGCTACACGCTGGGCGTTATGCGATCATTGCTACGCGTACATGAATCACCCTAGTTATCAGGCAACGTTAAAAGAATATCTAGGCTACGAAAATGAACAAAATAATACACAGTGAATGTGTTACATATATGCAACAAGAAATATGTGCAGAAACAATAGATTTAACAGTAACAAGCCCACCATATGACGACATGCGAAGCTATGAAGGCTACACATTTAATTATGAACAAATAGCAAACGAATTGTACAGGGTCACAAAAACGGGTGGTGTAGTCGTATGGGTAGTAGGCGACAAAATAAAAAATGGCAGAACTTTAACAAGTTATCGACAAGCACTGTATTTCCAAAAAATAGGTTTTGTTGTGCATGATGTAATGATTTATCACAAAAGCAACACACCATTTATGCGAAGTAACGCATACACAAACGCATACGAATACATGTTTATTTTTAGCAAAGGCAAACCGAAAACTTTTAACCCATTACAAGTAGAAACCAAACAATCAGGGTTTCGCAAAAATGGCGCATTGTACAATAAAGGCGCGGATGGTAAAAACAGAAAAAGGGACATTGTTTACAATGAAAGGAAAACAAAAACTAACATATGGACGTATGCAACAGGTCTACACGGCACGACATCAGACAGATACGCTTTTGGGCATCCTGCAATGTTTCCAGAAAAATTAGCCGAAGATCATATTTTAAGCTGGTCAAATCCTACAGAACTAGTCATGGACCCTATGTGCGGTTCAGGTACTACATTAAAAATGGCACAGAAACATAACCGCCAATATATAGGTATTGACATGTCAAAAAAATATGTAGAAATAGCAAAAAAACGTATTGCACAAGAAGTCTTGCCATTATGAAACCGTATTACCAAGACGACCACGCGACGATATATAACGCTGATGCTAGGGAACTAGTACCGCAGTTAGAGTTTGATGTTGTAGTAACCGACCCACCTTACGGTATGAGCGTAGTTAATAAAAATAACAAAATCAGTAACGTAACCGGAACAAATAAACCAAAAGAATACAAGCCGGTCATAGGTGACGACAAACCACTAGACCCAACATGGCTAGCGCAATTTGGAAAACGTCAAATAATCTTTGGCGTATCACATTTTGTAAACATACCGCACGCAGGCAGGCTACTAGTATGGGATAAAGAAGTAACTAATGGCATTTTTGCAGAAGTAGAAGTTGCATGGGATTCTAAAAAAGGACCATCAAAAATAATTAAACATCAACAACAGGGCTACTACTGCAATCTAGGCGACATAGGCAGACACCACCCTACACAGAAACCGCTATCGGTTATGTTGTGGATTCTTGACAACTGCACAGAACCAGAACAAACAATAATTGACCCTTATATGGGGTCAGGCACTACGCTACGCGCCGCTAAAGATTTAAACCGCAAAAGCATAGGCATAGAAATCGATGAGCAATACTGCGAAATAGCGGCACGCAGACTAGCACAAGAAGTACTACTACTATGAAACCGGCACGTTGGGCGACTGAACGCAACCAAGACCGACTAACACACGGCGCACAATTAGCCAAAGTAGCCGAACAATTAGGATTCGAGTTATTCGAGTGGCAACGACAAGTAGCTGACGTAGCGCTAGAACTAGACGCCGAAGGCAACTACCATTACCGCACAGTAGGCGTAACCGTAGGCAGACAAAACGGTAAAACAGCGTTAGCCGCTATACGCGCCGCACTAGAACTACTCAAGCCCGGCACCGTCACAATTTACACAGCACAGGACCGAAATTTAGCTAGATTGCGCTTTGATGAGCATGTAGAATTATTAATGGGTACACCGTTCGCGAAACGTGTTAAGCGTTATGTGCGCGCTAACGGGCAAGAAGCGCTTTACATGAACAACGGTTCACAGTACAGGATTGTTACGCCGTCAGCGCAGGGCGGTAGGGGTTTAACCGTAGATTGTGCAATAATTGATGAGGCTCTTACGCATGATTTAAGGCTTGTTGCCAGTTTACAGCCGACTATGGCAACGAAAAAAAGCGCACAAATGTGGCTAACCAGTAACGCAGGCGGACCATATTCGACGATGCTATCGCACTACCGCAAGCTAGGGCATGCCGGTAATCCTTCGTTGTGTTGGCTTGAATGGGCGGCGGCTGAAGACTGCGACATATACGATGAGGACGTCTGGTACGAAGCAATCCCCACACTAGGCGAAGACAAAGGCGTAACAATAGAAGCCGTACGCGAAGCAGTACAAACAACAGAACCGCTTATCTTTATGTCAGAATGGCTAAACATTTGGCACAGCCTGAAAAGCCAGACAGTTATTGACCCTGAACAATGGGCGGCACTACAACGCGACGACATACAAATAGGTAGTTACATGGTGTTTGGTGTAGATGTAAGCCCAGACAGGGACAGGGCAAGCATCGGGGCGGCGGGTCTTAATGGCGCATACACCGCACTAGAAGTTATTGAGTCAGAAAACCGTATCGGTTGGCTAAAGGACCGAATACTACAACTGCATCAGAAATGGCGTATGCCGTTTGTTATAGACTCAGGCGCCGCCGCTAGTAGTTTGATAGGTGAGCTTGAAGCAGAAGGCGTGCATATAGTCCCTATAAATATGCGCCAGTACGGGCAGGCATGCGGTAGCTTCTACGACGCCGTACAGGACGGCACTATCTCACACATGGGCGACATACGCCTACAGCACGCAATCGAAGGCGCAACGAAACGCAAACTAGGCGAACAATGGGCATGGTCACGCAAAACCGCCGACAACGTAGACATAACACCACTAGTAGCCTGCACCATTGCCCGATACGCATTAACAAACAACCTAGCCAACCCCACACCAAAGGTTGCTATACACTAAACATAGGACAAAATATAGTATGATAGAAAAAAAATACCTAGCGTTATCGCTGGAACTAATAGGCGTAACATCAATATGTTTCGCTATATACCTGATTTGGAACCTAGCCGCCTGCTTAATTGCTAGTGGCATAGTAGCTGTACTGATAGGGGCGGCATTGGAAAACAGTAAATGATTATTAACAGCTTACTAGGACGGCAAACACGCAGTACGCAAATAACCCTGCCGGACCGTTACCTACCACCACAAAGCCTAACAGGCGGGCTAAACGTTACGGAAGGCACAACGTTATCAATACCGGTAGCGTACCGTTGTGTGCAACTCATAAGCGACAGCATAGGTAGCCTGCCTTTTGATGCTTACAGGGACGATCAGCGCTTAGACCCAACACCGGCAATACTACGACAACCTGACCCCAACTTTACCCGTATCGAAACAATAGCAAGCGCCGTTAGTTGTCTAGTTATGCGCGGCAACGCCTACTTCTTACTAGGCAACACCGATCGAAACAACTTTTACCAAACCGCTGTTCTGTTATCCCCTGACGCTGTAACGGTCCAGATGCTCAACGATGGTCAAATCATCTATAAGGTGAACAGAAACACGTATGATGCATCACAAATATTGCATATAAGGGGCGGGGTCATATCCGCAGGCAATATTATGGGCGCTGGACCGTTACAACTGCAACGCAGAACACTAGGTTTAAGCCTTGCAGGTGACGAATCAGCTAGCGAAATGCACGTTAACGGCAGTATCCCTAGCGGTGTTATTAATAGCCCAAGTGAATTATCGCAGGACGAAGCAAAAGAACTAAAGAGCGCGTTTCTACAGGCGCACGGGGGACGGCAGAAAAGCCCAGCGGTATTGAGTGGCGGTCTAAGCTACCAGCCGCTGAGCTTCTCCCCTGACGACCTACAACTACTAGAAAGTAGACGCTACAGCGCAGAACAGCTATGTACCGTGTTTGGGGTGTACCCGCATATGGTAGGCGTCAGCACTGACGGCAACAGCAAAACCTACAGCAACGTAACACAAGATAACCGCTCATTTGTCACCTACACACTACGCGGTTATATGTCACGCATAGAACAAGCATTTAGCCGACTACTACCACGCGGACAAGTAGCACTATTCGATACTGACGACTTCCAACGCGCAGACCGCAGGGAACGATTTGAAGCCCATAAAATAGCATTAGATAGTGGCTTCTTGTCAGTAGACGAAGTACGACGTATAGAAGATTTACCGCAAGAAGAAACGATTGTTGAGGTGACAGAATGAGCGAACTAGAAACACGAACAATAGAATTTAGTGACCTAGAAACACGCAACGACAACGACGGGCATCACATCGTAGGAATCGTCGTTCCGTGGCAAAGTCGCTACGACACTGGGCGCTACGTTGAAACACTGTCAAGCGGCGTATTTGACAAAAGCATCAAAGAACGAGGAAACCGGATACCGCTACTAGAACAACACGACACACAACGGCACCCTATAGGCATGAGTGTTAGCTGGAAAAAAACCGCAACAGGGCTAATAGCCGATTTTAAGCTAGCAGGGACCGCTAGAGGCGAAGAAGCACGCACACTAGCAGAAGAAGGCATGGTTACCGGCTTATCAGTTGGCTTTATACCGGTACGCAACAAAACAACGCAAGTAGACGGCAGACAGCATGTGCAACGCTTAGAAGCGAAGCTGGATCATGTAGGGCTAGTCACGCAACCGGCGTACCAAGAAGCGCAAGTACTATCGACTAGGGCATACGACCCTGACGACGAAGAACTAGTACCACGACTAGCACGCTGGCGACATCTTTTAACTAATCCTTAAAAACTTTTTTTATTTTTTTATTTAAGCAGGTCAGCGCGTTTTGTCTTTTTTTCTGACCAGCACTTTTACCCATTACTAAAAAACACAATTTGATTTTGGTGTTGAATGTGCTACAATGGTGTTGAAACAGAAAGGAGAAAACATGGTAACAATCAAAGCTAGTGATTTAGAAAATGGCGATGTTGTAAAAATTTGTGATAACATATTTTATGCTAACAACGTTCATTTCACTTATGGCGATTATGTGCAGTTTGAGCGCATAGAAAATTGTGAACGATATCCATATCGACTGCGTACAGATGAGACAGTAAATATTATCGAGCGTAGCGGTAGCGGCACAATCGGCATAACTGAGCAAACTAAGTGGTACTAAACAAATAATAGAGTAGCCCTTACTACGGTAGGGGCTATTTCTATTTTTAACAAATCCTTGAACTAACACAATCCGTAGGTTACAATCAGGCTTATATCCGCGCCGTATGCTACGCCGTTGTAATCCAACACCTAGCAAACACCCAGATAACATAATCACAACAATTTATTTGGAGAAATAATGAAATTACTTGACCAACTGGTTGAGGAACGCGCAGAGATCAGCACCGCACAAGAAGGCTTAGTAAACCGTGTCGCTGACGAAGAACGCGACCTCACAGAAACAGAAGACGCCAGTCTTAAAGACTTGGCAACAAGAGCGTCCGAGCTGGACGTCCGTATCCAAGAATTAAGGGACGTACAAACCGCTAACTTGGAAGCCGCTAAGCTTCGCGCTGAAGTAGCCGCTACTGATGACAGCGAAACACGGGCAGTAGGCAACGTAGTTGTTACAAACGAACCCCTAACCTACTCAGAGCACAACCGTAGCGTTAGTTTCTTTAGTGACCTTTACAACATGCAATACAACAATGACATCGAAGCCAGCGACCGTATTAGGCGACACAGGCAAGAAATGGACATTGAACACAGGGACGGAACAACCGCAAACTACGCCGGTCTTGTCGTTCCATCTTTTCTCACAAATCTCGCCGCTGAGCTTTCGAGAGCAGGTCGACCATTTGCTGACCAATGCACAAGCCTACCGCTACCCGATGACGGCATGACAATAAACATTAGTCGTGTAACCACCGGCAGTTCTGCCGCCGCTCAAGCCGCCGAAAATAACGCAGTATCAGAAACAGATATTGACGACACCCTACTTACCGTAGACGTTCGCACTATCGCTTCTGGTCAGCAAATATCAAGGCAAGCCATTGATCGTGGCACCGGCATAGATACACTTATCGCCGCTGACATGATGGGCGCAGTAGCAACAGTGCTAGAAGACCAAGTACTTAACGGTTCAGGGTCATCAGGCAACTTGCTTGGACTATCAAACATTAGTGGCATTAACAGTGTCACCTATACTGACGGGTCACCTACAGGCGCTGAACTCTACAAAAAAATTGTAGACGGCATACAACAAATAAACAGCAACCGTTTTGCAGGCGCTGATCTTTTGGTAATGCACCCACGAAGATTAGCTTTCTTACAAAGTGAGACAGATTCTAGCGGACGCCCCCTTGTTGTACCCAGCCAGCAGGTTCCTACCAATTCTATGGGTGTAGGACCAGTTGCAGGTTACGGCGTCACAGGCGCAAGCGTTGCAGGTCTGCCAGTAGTAACATCAGGCAAGATATCAACTGCGGCAGGTGCAGGCGGCAACGAAGACGTAATCTTCATTGTTCGACGCGCAGACATGCTCCTATTTGAAGACAACACACAACCAGTAATGGTGCGAATGGACCAAACAGCAGGCTTAAACCTCACGGTTACGCTTGTTGCATACCAGTACGCATGCTTTATTGGTGGGCGCTACCCAGCATCAATTAGTATGCTGTCAGGCACCGGATTGGTAAATCCATTCTAAATTGAGTCTTGAGGGGCGGCACTGGTAGCCGGTGCCGTCTCTCACCTCTCAGAAAGGGACACAATGTCAAAATCATTATGGGAAAAACAAGCACCTAGCCGAGTAAACAAACCTAAGAAGGAAACAGCTAAAAAGGCACCTGCTAAAAAGGCACCTGCTAAGAAGAAGTAGGCTATGCCCAATTACACAACGCAAGCCTTAGTTAAAACCTATCTTGGCATACCTTCAGGCACCACGTCAGAAGATACAGCGATAGATAACGCCATACTTGCCGCAGAAGGTGAGATTAATCAGCTCACTGGGCGCACATTCGTAGTACCTAGTAGCGCTACCGCTAAAACGTATGTAGCCTATGACGACTACACCGTATACGTTGACGATATTGCTAAAACTGATTCATTAGTTGTTAAGGAAGACACAAACCTAGACGGCACCTACGATACAACGCTGACAATCACTACAGATTACGTTCTAGACGGCAACACAGCGCCATACAGGGTAATTAGGCGTGTTGACGGTGACTCATTCACTAGGGGACGTTACGGGCGCCCTACGTTGCAGGTAACAGCGTTCTATGGTTATGCGATGACTGTACCTGATCAGGTTAAGCAATGCGCGCTAGTCATAGCCGCTAGGCTATATCAGCGTCGTAGCAGTCCGTTAGGCTTTCAGGCTGGTAGCGTAGATGTCGGCTTCGTTCGTATATCGAGGACGGACCCAGAAGTGATAGCGTTACTACGAGGGTTGAAACTACCGGCGGCGGCATAGTCGTGGATTACGACAACATTAGGGCAGGCATTAAAACACGGTTAGAAGCCGTCAGCAGTCCGCAAGCATTTGTAAGTTGTTATGACTACGTTCCAGACTTTCTTACACCACCATGCGCTATAGTCGTGCCCAGTAACAATGCGATTACGTTCCATGAAGCAATGGGTACAGTAGCCGCTGGGCTAGCAACGTGCCGGTTTGATATTGTGGTAGCGGCGCAACGTTTCGAGAGTACAGCAAATCAGGAACTGCTTAACGATTATCTTGTGACGGTGCCAACAGCATTAGAAGCCGATCAGACACTAGGTAGCGAAGCGAAAAGCGTTACAGTTACGAATGCACGCAACTATGGACCCATAACCTTTGCGGATGCGGTATTCTTAGGCGTACAGTTAGATTTGGAGGTACTCGCATGAGTAAATACGAAGTGACATCTGATAACCTTAGTGGTCACGAAAAAGGCGACAGCGTAACAGATAAGCAGTTAGCAGGCGCAAACATAGAAGCCCTAATACTGGGCGGACATTTGAAAGAAACAAACCCTACAACAAAAAAGGATAAGTAAACAATGGCAGAATTTATGCTAAACGACGCAAGCGTTACCATTAATAGCGTTGATCTAAGCAGTTACGTTACCAGCGTGACGTTGTCGCAAAGCGCCGACAGTTTAGAAACAACCGCTATGGGTGACAGCGCGCGCACATTTATAGGCGGATTGACAAACGGCACTATTGATATAGATTTCAATGCTGATTTTGCGGCGTCAAAGACAGAAGCAACCATTTACCCATTAATAGGCACAGTAACGACAGTAGTAGTTAAACCTGCAAGCGGTAGCGTCTCGGCGACCAACCCGTCTTTTACCTGCAGTTGTGTAGTGACTGAATGGGACTCAATTAATGGTTCAATTGGTGAATTAGCTACGCATTCAATATCTTGGCAACTGGCGGCGGCGCCCGTAAAGGCAACGAGCTAGTACGATGCTAGGGTCAGACATCAGGCTACAAATTACGCCAAGCGGTGACAGCGACGCGTATACAGTGTCAATAAGCCTAAAGACAGCAATAGCATTCGAACGCGAATTTAAGACAACACTAGCTGGGGCTTTCAGTAACGACCCAAGCATCGAGCATATATGCTGGCTTGCATGGACCGCTACACGCGAAAGCGGCAGGGTAGTTAAGTTGTTTGATGAGTGGGTAAGCACCGAAATAGCAGATATAACGCTAGTGGAGAGTGAACCCGATTTTTTAACAAGCGAGCCACAGCATATACAATCGCTCGGTTAGCGCTCATCACCAGACAACCTTATACACAGCTTTTAGAATGCGATCCGTACGAGTTACGAGCGTTGACAATGGCGCACAACGACATACAAAAAGAGAGAGAACGAGCAAGTAAGCGAAACAGGTAACATGGCACAAAGTATCAAAGCGACAGGCGTCAAAGAATTACGCAGAGAGCTACGCCGCATGGGGAACGACCTAGAAGACCTAAAAGCCTTAAATCTTGACGTTGCTACGCTTGTAAGTGACCGTGCTAAAGACATAGTGCCACGACGCACAGGCAATCTAGCTGATACGATACGCCCAGCAGGAACTAAAACCGCAGGTAGGGTGCGGGCAGGGTTTAAACGGGTACCGTATGCAGGCGTCATACACTTTGGATTCCCAGCAAGAGGTATACAGCCGCAACCGTTTCTATATGATGCGTTAGACCAGCGCAGGGGCGAAGTATTCAACGCCTATTTTAAGGGTGTCAAGAAAATACAGCGTAAGGCAGGCTTATAAATGGCGAAAAAAACCAGCATCATTAACGTAGTTGTTGCCGGTGATAGCAAACCGTTACGCAAAGCGTTAGGTAAAGCCACACAATCACTGGGCAACGTCACAAAGCAGATAGGTAAATTTAGTGTTGCCGCTGGTGCCGCATTTGCAGGTTTGGGCGCTAAAAGCATAGGTTTAGCAGTTGATTTTGAAGAATCACTATCTAAGGCAAATCAGATATTCGGTAGCGCCGCAAAGGGTATTGAGGACGCCGCGAAAAGTGCCGCTACAGAAGTAGGGCTGTCACGCGCAGAGTTTCTAGAAGCGTCGTCATCGTTTGGTGTGTTTGGTAAAGCCGCCGGTTTGACAGGCGACGAACTAAGCGGCTTCGCTAGCGACCTAGTTACATTGTCTGCTGACGTTGCTAGCTTTAATAATCTACGACCAGAACAAGCACTGGAGAAACTTAACGCTGGGCTTAGGGGTAGTGTAGAACCGTTGCAATCTATTGGCGTGTTAATGAATGCCGCCGCTGTCGAAACAGAAGCCCTCAACATGGGATTAATAGAGCAGGGTGAGGAATTAAGCGAAGGTCAGAAGATACTTGCACGCCATAGCCTTATTATGCAACAACTGGGAGAGCAGGGCGCTACAGGCGATTTTAAGCGCACTAGTGAAGGTTTGGCGAACACGCAACGAATACTGCACGCTAGGTTAAAGGATTTGGGTATTACGTTGGGGCAGGTGTTGTTGCCTATTGCTGAGAAAATGGCGGACGTTACTGGCAGGCTTATAACTAAATTTGAGGGTTGGTCACCAAAAATACAGGACGTATTTAACAAAGTTAAAGAATTACTGATACCAGTTAAAGACCTAGCAGTAGAGTTTCTACCGAAGATAGCAAGCACAATTAAGGAAATAGTAGGCGAAACGGTTATACCAGCGTTAGTAGCCGGTTTTAACAAAATAAAAGACGTCATAAATGACGACGTTATACCAGCAATGCAGAATCTATTCGACATGGCGCAAACAGAAATACCGAAGGCTTTTGACACAGTTGTACAACACATAAAAGACAACAAATTTGAATACACAGCGTTAGCCGGTGCAATAGGTGGCGCAACAACAGCATACGCACTTTTTAAAGCCGCAATGATAGCAACAGCATGGTACACAACAGTTCAAGTAGCGTTAGGCTCTTTGCAAGCTTCGCTTATGCTTGCAGTAGTACCCATGGCGGCTATAGCAGGTGCAGTAGGCGCAATAGTAGGCGCTATAGCGTTACTTGTAGCAACGTCACCAGAAGCACGCGAAAAACTAGGGCAAATATTTGACTTCTTAGTTGAGGACACAAAAGAATTTATAAAAACGGTAGAAAAAGCAATCAATTTTATTAAACGCCTAATTGAACTATCTAAACAAGTTGTAGGTCCGGTGCTAACAGGTGGCGGCGAAATAGGCGAAACAGCTAGAAAATCATTTGCAGAAACGCCAGTAGGCAAAGTATTAGCACCATTTATACCAAACTTGGCTAGTGGTGGCATTGTTACGCGTCCTACTTTAGCTATGATCGGCGAAGGCGGTGAACCGGAAGCAGTTATCCCCTTATCAAAAATGGGCGGTATGGGCACTATGAACATAACTGTTAACATGCCTGCTGGTGCTGACGGCAACGACGTCGTACAAGCCCTAGAAGACTACGTAAGGCGCAACGGAAGCATACCGCTAGCAGTAAACAACCTTGTAAGAAAATGACCGTTACAAGCACATGGCAGGTCGAGTTTCTAGACGCTAGCACAACAACAGACCTAACAAGCAACGTATTAGGGTTTAGCATTCATCAGAACGTGCAAATAGGGCGTTTTGCTACGTTTGGCGGTTACATGCACCTAGACAACACCGGCAACATTTTTACACCGTCAGGCGGCGGCACATATCAGGCGTTTACATGGTTTAACAAAATAGTACGTATAACATGCGACATTAACGACGGGTCTACGACTAGCACCGCTGACGTTGCTTACATGGTCGTTACTGACATGGATTTTAAGGACGACGGCAACTACGCAACAGTCATGCTAACACTAGCCGACTGCTACACATATGCTGGGCGTGACGCAGTAACAGCAATAGACACAAGCGCCGCATACGGTGAATTAGACGCAGTAGCACAAGACATTGTCAACGGTAATGCAACAGGCGTAGACGCCGTGCCTTTTCCCAAATTTGGTGCAACAAACGCAACAGTAGCCGCCTTTTCTAAGCTAAATAATGTAGACCCTGCCGAAACAGCAACGTACCCAATAGGTTACAGCGGCATAATACAAGAATTTGAGGACGGAACAGCACGCGACTACATAAGCAACCAAGTACTACCCAGTGGTCCTGCTGTAGCGTTTCCGACAACCGCAACATATGACAGTAGTACAGCGAAATGGACGCTAAACGCCGCCTACATAAACCGTTTACTCACAAAAGAAACAGTCAGCAGTACAGATCACTTTAAAACGTTTGACATGACAGGTGACAAAACCGCCGACAAGTTCCCACTAAAAAACGTTAGCACCCAGTACAACACCGTCGACACCGTGAATCAGGCACAGATACAAGCACAACTACCGGCAAGCGGTAGCGGCGCCACATTTGTTAATGACACAACAAGCCAAGACACACAAGGCATAAGAAGCGTGACATACAACAAAGTAATACCAGTAGTGTTTGGCGGTGCCACAGACACCGAAAAATCATTCATAGGCAACTTCTGGGTTAAGCGCTTCCCAACCGTACACTTCACAGCGCAAACAGCAACATTGAGTATGTCTGCAATAGATCAACAAATAGACAGCAGTAGCAGACAAAACTACGCAGACTTCCTAAGCGTACAAACATGCTTATTTAGTCACGCAAAAATCACGTTTACCGCTACCGGCGCTAGTTCAGAAAAAACCTATCAAAGCGTTATAACTGGGCGCATGATACACGTTAGCCCCAACGACACAACCATAACGTTACGACTAGCAACAGCAGACGACAATCAGTCGCTCAAGTTAGACGATACGAATATAGGACTTTTAGGTTCTAATAGGCTAGGGTAGACGCATGACTAATCCGTTTGACTTTGTTTCAGGAAATGTGATTACAGCCGCACAGCTAAACGCTATAGCTGATTTTGAATCATGGACTCCAAGCTGGACAAATTTAACGGTAAATAGTGCAACAGTGCAGGCACAATACGCTCAAATAAACGAGCTAGTTTTTTGGCAATTAGAATTTACTGGCGCTAGTGACACAGTGTATTCGACTTCTGGACCGTTTCAGTTTACATTGCCTGTCAATTCAGTTAGTGATTTACAGTATCCGCCAATGGGCACGGGATGGTTACGACCAGATAAAAGCGGCACGTTATTTTTTGGGCAGGTAGTTGGGATCAGTAGCACTACTGCAGGTATATATTGCCAAGCCGCTAACGCAACTTTTTCTTTTGCACACATAACTAAAAGTAATGCACCGGATAACTGGCTAACATCAGGCAATCTAGCAGATATGCAATTAAGCGGTTGGTATAAAGTAGCATGAACGTAACACTAGGCAATGGGCGAATAAACGAAGAAATAAACGACGCAACACGCATCAGCGATATGCGAGACGAGCGTAACAGCTTACTAGCACAATCAGATTGGACACAAAGCGCCGACAGTCCACTAAGCGACAGCAAAAAACAAGAATGGGCTAATTATCGGCAAGCATTAAGAGACTTCCCAGCTTCATGGACACCAGCAGACACCGCTAACTTGCCTGATCAGCCGTCATGAGTAGCATAATATCCCGTGCAGGCTGGGGCAGTCGAGGACCTAAAAGCCGATTCACTAACCTCAACAAGAAACGTGTTGTAGGCATTGCCATACATCATTCAGGCGTAAAAAACGGTCCTAAAGGGGTTACAGCAGTCAAAGCATTTGAACGGCATCACATGGACGCAAACGGGTGGAACGCCATAGCATACAACTGGCTAATAGACGAAGAAGGCGTCATCTATGAAGGTCGAGGCGCTGGTGTCGTATCAGCCGCTACACGCCCATACAACAGTAGAACAGAAAGTATTTGCTACACCGGAGACGGCACAAAACCAATACCAGCAAAAACTTTAGTTTCATTTGTATGGCTAGTAGCAGACATACAGAAACGATACAGCAACAAACTATGGTTAAAAGGGCATCAAGAACTAGCCAGTACTAGTTGCCCTGAAAAATACATGATGGAATGGGTAAGGCAACACCGAACAGGCAACAAAATTGTACAACCTACAAGCAAGCCAGCGCCCAAGAAGCCAGCAAAAACAACACGGCTAGTAAAGCAGGGCAGTAGGGGCGCTCATGTTAAAATGATGCAAACACAACTAAACAAAAAAGGCTTTAAGCTGGAAGTTGACGGCATAGCCGGTCCGCAAACTATAGGCGCATTAAAGAAATACCAATTGAAAGCTGGGCTTGTAGTTGACGGGTTATGCGGCAAAAACACATGGAGGACATTATATGCAGATTGACGTAAAAGATTTACTAGAAAGAGTTATTAGTACGTTTGTACAAGCGACAGCAGGCATGATAGGCGTAGACCAAATCGTAGATATGGGCGTTAGCGAATGGAAACTAATCTTAGGCGCTGGCGGCGCCGCTGTACTCAGCATGCTTAAAGGCTATTTTGCGGCACGCTTTACAGGCAATGACACCTGCTCACTAGTACGGGACAAAACGACTTCTTTATCGGCTACTATCAGCGGTGACGAGGGCTAAACCCTTTTACATACTGGCACGCTGTGGCTTAGTTGCTACATTGTTGCTTGCATGGGTGGCACCTGCGCAAGCCAACACAGCAACCTGCAACACAAACGAAAACGGGTTACTAGTCTGCAACATAGACGTAACTGACGGCGACGGCGTAGACCTAACCTTTACAATACAGATTGAAACAACCGTAACGTTCACGACACACACAAGCCTTACCTGCCCAACACATGACACAAACAGCGTGTACGCTGACCCATACATATATATTTTTGATGATCAAGACAACGTTATAGCAGAGGACGACGACAGCGCCCCTTTTAATGACGGCGTAGACAACTTTTGCTGGGACAGCTATATACAGGCAACGCTACAAGCAGGCGACTACCGACTAAACGCAAACGTATACGAAAATTATTACGGTGTCTACACACTTGACGTTGAAGGCGTCGCATTACAGGAAGAACAACCGGAACCAGAGCCAACACCAGAGCCAACACCTACACCTGAACCAACACCTACACCTGAACCAACACCTGAACCGCCGGAGCCTACACCAACACCTGTACCGCCAACGCCAATGCCAACACCAGTGCCGCCAACGCCAACACCAATACCACCTACGCCACAACCTACGCCGTTACCGCCTGCCCCTACACCAGTGCCGACACCAGAACCGCCGCTAGTATTTAATCCTTTCCCAGATGATTTTGTGCCACCTGATCCTGAACTAACACCTGATCTAGTCGTCGATACAATTGCTGACTTAACGCCGGAACCATTGCCAGAAATTGTTCAGCTACCAGACGACGAATATGTAGACGATAACGACGTGCAACGCTTTGACAGACTAGACGACCTAATAGAAATAGACATAAACCCAACAGAACCCATAGAAGAAATAGAAGAAACGACATTAGAAGAAACCATAGAAGAAGACTATGACATTTTAGAAATGTTTACAGAAGAAGAACTAGAAGAACTACAACAAGAAGAAATAGAAATACTAGAAGAACTACTAGACGACCCAGACATAGACGCAGAAATAGTAGAAGACCTAGAAGAACTCTTTGATGAAGAAGAAATAACAGCAGAAGAAATAATAGAACTAACAGAAAACCAAGACTACGAAGAATTACCAACAGAAGCACGCCAACAAATCGTACAAGCAGTACAAGAAGCACCAGTAGAAATAAGGCAAACGTTTGAAGCGCAAGTAAACGTGTTTAGTAGTGACGATTACGCTAATTATGTCGCTGTAGGATCACGCATTGACACAGAAGACCGTAAAACAGTTATAGCAGTTACCGCCGCCGCTACCGCCATATCTAGTAGTATAAGAACAACGGCTACCGTATCATCTGGACCAGCAACACCAACAGGGAGAATGCGACGTGGTTAAACGACTAGCCAAAGAACTACTATATTTAGCCTTCACACTGGCAGGTGTCGGCTTGGTACTTATCACACTCACCGATCAAGTACTGCTATGGGCTATCTACATAAGCGCCATAAGCCTAGTAATGCACCTAGCAGGCGTGGCCATCGACTACAGAGAGGACAACAACAATGACACTACAAGTAGCACTTAACACATTAATACGCGTAATATGTGTATTTGGTTATCAGGCAATGGCAGTAATCGGCGGCGCTAGCCTCATATCGTCAGACATTAGCCCAGCTACGGCGGCTTTGCTTGCGGGTATTAGCGCTGTGGCGCAAGTTTTGCAGAAGTTGGCGGCGGCTTTTATGGACGACGGCAAGCTAGATATGGACGAGATTAACGCCGCTTTTGCAGGAACAACAAAAACAGAAAACTAAACATTTCTTAGTTTGGTGTTGACATAATGGTGTTGAATGTGTTTATAATATATTCAGCGCCGATATACGGTGCTAGAAAGGCTACACAATGAAAGCAAAAGCAGATGCAAAGATACGAATGACGCTAACAGGCGCAGAAGTAAACGTGCTAGAACACATACTACAAAACCAAGAAATGTTTGATCTAAACGCACCATTACCAATGGCATTGCTAGGCAAGCTACAAATTAAACAACTAAAGAATCTATCAGAACATCAATAAAGAAAGGCTACAGAATGGATTACAAAATCATTAGGGTAACGCTAGACATAGCAGTACCCGACTATGGCGGCAAGTACGACCCGTGCGGCATGGACTACATAGACGTACACAGTGACGCGCAAAGTTTAGGTTTTACTGAACAAAAAATGATATTAGTCGAAAAGCCAGACAGTGACAGCTAAAGACATTATCTACATTAAGTTACTGCCAGTGCATGACGAACCAACTAGACGTTTACTTATCTGTCAGATAGGCGGACAAGAACAAGTATGCGAAATAAGCATAGTAGACGCTAACCCAGTCGAAGTAGCGTTAACAAAACTAAACCTAGGCGCACACACAAACGACCATTTAATAAACGTAATAGCAACATGGTTAAACGACAAAGTACGGCAGGAACTTATTGACTATTTAGAAGCAGTTGTAGCGCCTAACCGGCATTTACGACCTATTTATAACACTATTGAATTAATGCAGAAACAATATAAAGCAGAATTTGGAGACGAAACATGAACCAACCTACATTATGGGGCGAGATAGGCGGCAAAACCGGCAACGATCACCCACAAACAAGTTACGAAGCTGGGCGCAAAGTACGAGCAGGCACACAAAAACACCAAATACTACGCCTACTGTATGCACACAGTGACGGCATGACAGCCTATGAGATGCGGCGCAGAATATTAAATGGAGCTGGTGAACCGATTAGCACTAACCAGATAGCAACACGGCTACTAGAATTACGAGAAGATAGCATGGTCGAATTTGCACGCGACAACATAACAGGGCTGATACTTGAGCGGGAAACAACACCGAACAACACGGGACAAGTACAGAAGCTAACACGCTGGGGTTATCAAAATGCTATCGGTGGGTAGTTTATGCACCGGTTACGGTGGTTTAGAAATGGGTTTACAAGCCGTATACGGTGATATTGGTCTACGTTTTGTGTCTGATATTGACGATGACGCAAGCACATTGTTAGCGCATCACCACCCGAACGTACTTAATTTAGGTGATTTAACAGTTGTTGATTGGGCAGACATTGAACCGGTAGACGTGTTATGCGCTGGCTATCCATGCCAACCATTTAGTACAGCAGGCAAAAGAAAGGGTTTAGAAGATGAAAGAGCCATATTTGAATACATTGCGGACGCCATTAGCGTTTTACGACCCAGAAACGTGTTGCTGGAGAATGTCGCAGGACACCTTACTCTTGGCGGCACCGCCGTTATTGCAACGCTTACCAAATTGGGGTATGGCGCAAAATGGGGCATTGTTCGAGCTTCCGACACCGGAGCACCTCACCAACGCAAAAGATTATTTATTTGGGCTTATGTTGGCGACACCAAGAAGCGCCATGCAGGAAACACGCAACAACAACTTATGGCTACGCCCATTAAATCAACCGCAGAATTTAGAAAACCAATTAGCACGTTTGCACGCTGGGCTAGCATTGTCGGAAGACAAGCACCAGAATACGCAACAAATGACAATACAGTAAGTCCAATGTTCGTTGAATGGCTTATGGGTTTACCTGAAGGCTACGTCACTGATATAGGTCTATCAAGAAGCGCTCAACTGAAGATATTAGGTAACGGCGTTGTACCACAACAAGCGGCGTTAGCGTTGCACTTACTGGCAGAAGGGGGCTACTATGCCAAGACAGCTTAAACCGTGCGGTACTATCGGTGCCGCTCGACGTCATCAGCGCAATAATGAACCGTTATGCGCTAAGTGCCGTGCCGTTTGGTCACAGCATCAACATAAAATGTATATACAAAGAAAGGCTACAAATTAATGGCTACACAATTACAAGCATTGGCGAAGCGAGTACCGCCAGCATGGATACAAACTAAAGGCAGTTTTAACGCCCGTTATGTGTCTCATGCGAACATAACGCAAATGATACTGGCGACACTTGGACCTACTAGCCAGCGTGTTGAACAAATTATTTACAACGGTGACACCATAACCGGCGTACTACTCACAATGACGTTCAAAATTGATGATGTAACAGTAGAAATAACAGAGTGTGGTGATTGTGAACGCCCAGACTCGGACAACAACGCACGCAACCTTCAAACATCGATTAGTGGTGCATATAAGCGTTGCGCTATGCGTGTAGGTAAAGCGTTGCAATTGTGGTGTGATGACGACGAACAATACATACTAGACAGAGTGCTAAACGAGAGAGAAGAGCAAGACATTGTTTAAGATATACATGTGCCTTATTTGGGTGCTGTCATACATTGCCGCTGTGACGCATTTAAGCATGGCAGGCTTCTTACTACTTAACGGCTTTGTAATGACGTGTGTAGGCTTCTACGGTTGGGATACGGTGCAACATGACACAAAATGAGTTAAGACACACCCTGCCACCGTTTGCGATGATTCCTAGGTGGATAATACAACACCAAAACCTTACAAGTGGCGCCGTTAGGGTTTACGCGTGTTTGGCTGATATGGCTAACCGTGACAAAAACTACGCGTTTCCTAGCCACAAAACGATTGCTGTCAAAAGCAATATGAGCGTATCGAGTGTACGCAGGCACATAGACGAACTCGTAAATGTAGGCGCTTTATATGTGAAAGAACGGTATAAGGAAGACGGGGAAGGGCAAACCAGCAATATTTATTTTGTAAAATTCAAACAATCCACAACTGGGGATAAGCCTATGGAAAACAACACTGAGGGTGTCACAAAGAACGACCCCATACTCACGGATGAACAGGGGGGGTACTCACCAGTGGACAACAAAGAAGAACCTATTAACAATAACCTATATATAAAGGGTGATGACGTAAAAGAACACCTAGCTAATGCAAGAAAGATGTTGAAACATGACAGCTTCTAACGATGAAATACTAAACGGTGAACACAACGGCGAATACTGGCTGATGTGCAAAAAATGTGGTGATAGTTACAAAATGTCAAAACATGATTACATGATGTATAGGGATGTGCGCTGGCGTTGTAAAGCTTGCATCTACATGTGGCTATGACACTACTAGTTGCCTGCTGTCTACTATTCACACCGCAACCAGCTAACAACTACATTGACTGGGCGGCAATTGAGCAATACACACTATACGACTACGAATACAGTTACGGCGAACAATCAGGCATGGTAGGCATGTTACAACACTGGTTAAACATAGAAATAGACAACATCTATGGACAACAAACACACCGAGCGCACCGACAAGAAGCCATGCAAAAGGGCAAACAACTACCGTTATATGATATTAATGTTGCAGATAGGGACTTCGGCGCACAAGTCGAGCAATGGCGCCCACTAGTAACAGAAGCAATACAACACTTCGGCGGACCAGTTAGCGACGTGCCACGCTTCCTGCGAATAATGCAATGCGAAAGCAACGGTGACTCAGACGCGTACAACGCACAAAGCGGCGCTTCAGGTCTTATGCAACACTTACACCCGCCATATTGGGAAGCACGCGCACGATCAGCAGGCTACTCTAACGCATCACCCTTTAATGCTGAAGCAAACATTTACGCCAGCGCTTACATCATCTACCACAGTCCTAACAGTTGGCAACACTGGGTTTGCACCTAGATACCTACACGGAGACACTATGCAGTTTTTTTTCAAACACTACCCCCCCTACACCCCGCCCCCCATCCTTCCCTCTCCAGATCGGAAGA